GGTTATTCCATTTAAGAACAAAATCTGAAATTCTATATAGTTGACCACTTAATAATCCGCTAATTGCTTTTAATCCTGTTAATGTGGAATATGTTGTATTTAAAATTTGATTAGATCCACCAGCGAAAGTTTTAATTCCAGAAATAATTTGGTTGCCAGTCGTAAAGACGATGTTGCTTGATGTGGAATTAATGTAACCACTTAAATTATTAATTCTTGTGTTTAAAGTTGAACCTGTAGAAGCAAGGTTTGCCGTCGTTGCATATGAAGTTAAATCTACTCCAGTTAGTGCTGCGTTTCCATTTATAAAAAGCCCTCCAGCAATAATATTTCCTGTTCCAATATCTATAGTTGCAGATGGACTAACTACATTAACTCCTAATTTTCCACTTACAATATTAATATATGATTCGGTTGTTGCTCCAATTCTTACGCTATCTCTATTATAATTTTCTTGATGAGCTCCATAAGCGTGACTATTAAAACCATAAGCTTTATTATTAAATCCAATAGCAGAGGTTGATCCACTCTCTACTCTATTCAATCCTCCAACAGCAACTCTTGTAATAACTCCTGCTGGAACATTTAATTGATTTGCATCAAGATTTCTAAATCCTGCAAAAACATTATGTGCCCAATAATTTCTATGAACACTATCTGAAGATCCGCGAAGAATTTTCATTCCAGTAATAAGATCTTCTGAACTTATAAAAGCACTTCCAGTAGTTAATGGTGGATTATGAAAAGCTCCAGGTCTTCCAACTCCACCTAAAGATCCAAAGTTCATTAAAGAAAGAGTAATTTCTAATCCAGTAGAACTTAAAACTTTTGAAACATATCCATCATATCTTGCTTGTGTTAATGTAATTCCAGAAGCTATAAAAGTTCCTGCTCCTCTATTGAAAACATCTACTACAACACTTTCGCCAGTATATCCTGTGATTGGAGATGTATAAAAAACATTAAATTGATCTAAATATTGAGAACTATTTCTTTCTATTCTAGTAATTCCAGTAAAAGCATTTGATGGTGCACTTCTAGTTAATGTCCAAGCGTCTGTTTGAGTTGATGTACCCCTTTGAGCTGGAACAAAATTATTATTAACATTTAATGCGCCAAGAGCAATTCCAACTTTATAAACATTTGTTGAGCCATATGCTGGATCAAGTCCAGTAGCTCTTGTTACAACTGTTCCATTATAAGTATTAGCAACAATTCCAGCAACTCCAGGAAATACTCTTAGATAAACTAAGTCTCCAGTTGAATGTAAATATTGAGAAGTTGGTTGGCTATTTATTGCGTAAGCTAATTCTACTAAACCTGTTCCTGGAGGCGTTACAACTGTTGTGCCAGTTGTTGTTAAATATAACTCTGTAAGATTAGAGGTAGGAAATGTTTGATCACTAGCGCCTTTTGCTTCTAATGTTGTTAAGTGAATTAAATCTCTTAGGTTGTCGTTTCCATTTGGTCTTGTTGTAGGAGAAAATTGATAGCTTTTGTAATTTGTATTTGTATCCGTTGAGTATCTGCCGTTAAATGATCCTGGATTACTTGGTCCAGCTGAAAAAAATAAATGAAAATGATCTGAAGCATTTGTAAAATTAGCACTTCCTGCATCTAATGATAAACCATGAACCAATCTTCCTCGACCTTCAATATCTAAAGGTCTATTGGGATCCATTCCACTTGTTAAAGCATATTTAAATCCTGCTCCGAATGAAGAGCTTACATTAGTATTAATTGTAACTATTCCACTTTCACTATTTATATTTAATCCAGTTCCAATGTCAAATGCTCTTCCAGATGGCTCTATTCTAAGTGAATTAAATATTTTATTTCCACTAATATTTTGATTTCCAGTATTGTAAACTAAATTATTAGCATAAACTTGTTGAAATATACCAGTATATCCACTTATGTTTCCTGTGACTGTTGTATCAATTATTTCATTGTACCTTAGAGTACCAGCAATAGTAACATCTCCAGATACATTTAAATTATTTAAAAAAGTTTTATTGCCAGATATATTTTGATTGCCTGTTAAAAGTACTGTGCCACTTGAAAAAACAGCTAGAGCTGCTTGCTCTGCAAAATCTATAAGTAATCCACTTTCTGAAGATATAGAATCTACAAAAAATCCACTTAAATCTGGTTGATCGAGTTGTTTTACTCTGATTAAATTAGCCATAACTTAAACCTTACTATGATAAAGTATGCTAGCTAAGTAACTATCAACTTGATGATCACAAGCGATAGAATTTACGCTAGCAACAGCTTCTTGATTTTGATCAACTGGTTGTTTAACATAATCTTCTATTTTAGAAATCCAATTTTCTGGAGCTTCATTGGCAATGATTATTTTGGCAATTTGTTCTGATACTTCTTTTTGATTGTAGCTTAATTTCTTAAGGTTGTGTTTTTTGCGAAGATTAGCTGCAACTTCTTCTTCTAGTTTTTGAGCAAGCACAAGATTTTCTTTTACTTTTACTAGGCTGTATTTTTCTTCTGTAGAAGCTTTAGATTGTCTTCCTTCGCCAATTGGTTTAACATTTTTTGTTGACTGAGGTATGCCAGTAGTTCCACTTGGCCTACCTGCTTCGCCTGAACCGATTTTTGGTCCACCAATTAATGGCTGATATAAACCTTGATCTTTAAGATCTTTGAATCTTTGTTGTGATTCTACTGATTCTTCTGAAGTTGGTAACCGTCCAGTATCAATTGCTTTCATTCCTTCTTCTGGAGTTAAAATACCAAGTTCAATAAGACGATTATAAACTCTTGCATATTGTATATCATCTTTTAAATCAATATCTTCAAAACATGGAGTTGGATAATTTTTAAATCCAAGATCTTTACTGATTCTACGTATTTCTGGAATAAGAAATTCATTAATAAATGCTTCGCGAGCTTGTTTTAATCTTTCAATAAATACTTGAACTTTAATATTTGTATTAGCAAACTTTTCATCACCAATAAGAATATTATTTAAACCAATTTTAATATCTCTATCAACAACTTCGTACTTTTCTGGACCAATAAGATTACCAATATCTGGAATAACGAATTGAGCTTTTGTTGTATAATCTGCAATTAGAACACGACCAACACTTTGATTTTCAAAAAGCTTTTGCATTGCCTCAAGATTCTTTTGATTGATGCCACCATTATCTGGAGTATCTCCCATGGTAATAAGCAAAACTGATTGTTGCATTGTGCGAGTAATAGCCATATCCATTTTCTTCATCTCAGCTTTCCAATTAATATCTTCTAATACTGGAAAACCCATTGGTACCGCAAATGGCTCGTAATCTTGTTTCTTATAAAATACAGCGCAAAGTCTTTGTGCGTCTAATGGCATTGTTAAAACACCAATTGTTTTTGATTGAATTAATTTTTTAGTTTCTTCTGGAAGACTATTAAGTACTTCTTTATCTTCATCTGTTTTTGGATTTTTTAATCTTTCTAATTCATAATCACTAAGAAGTTTGTAATATCTTCCAGTTGAAAAATTGATACTTCCACCAATTTGAATATCTGCTGGATTTAAAACAATATATCTTGATGGTAAATTAACTGCAGCTTTAGATGTATTTAAACCAAATGTTTGAGTAATTTTTGTTACATCTGCATCACTAACTTTTGTATCAAAACGATAAATAAATGTATTACCAGAGCGATAATATTCTCTGAAAAACTTATCTTGAAAATCCCATAAATTAATCTTTTTAAATAAAGCTTCAAAGAATGTTCTTGATTTTGAACTTCCATCTTTAAAGTAAATATTACTAGAAGAAAACTCAGTCATCAAGTCAATAGTATTTCTAAATATAGCAAAATTATAATAGCATTTTTGACATAGAATAACCGCATCGCGGATATTCATATTAGAGTTATTTTTGATTCCAGTTGAATATTTAAATGGTATTAATCCATCATCAATGTTTTTATATCTATCTGTTCTTATTATTGAACTAGCAGCATTTCTTCTAACTGAAGTATAGTCTGGATTAGATCCATTAGAAGCTTTACTCTCATAGCTACTAGAAGCATGACTTACCATTATTGGTGCTATGTCTGGATTTTTGTCGATTTTTTGGTCTTTTTTAGATTTTTTAGCCATTTTACTTCAAATATTACACTTTATATAAGATTATAGCTATTAAAATATTGAATAACTAAATTTTATTTACAGAATAAATTAAATTATTTTGTTTTATATATTCTAATAATTCTTCTTCTGTATTAGAAATAACCATAGTGAATGAGCTAGATGTGTACCCAGAACATTGTAATGGTTCTATTGCAATTACTTTGGTATCAGCATCATAAATCATCCACCACTCTTGATCTGTGGTATGAACTTCATCTGGAAAGGGGATAACCTGTTCTACATTTACATTTTGGTTGGAATAAATTTTCATATTAAATTTGTTGTTACTGTCCATCCTCGTGAAACAAGAGTTGCTTTGTCGGTTATTCCTTGGCCTGTGGGCGCTGAATTGGTGCCACCTAAATTCAAAACTCTAACGCCAGTTGTGTTGTTTGCTGCCACAAAAGCTGCTAAGATTGCATTTACTGGTGTGGAGGTTAATTGATTATTCTGTGCTTGAAACTGCCCAAGAATATTAGAAACAGAGCCACCAGCAAAACCAGTGAGTTGGTTTGTGTGGCAAATAAACTGTTGCAAAGCACTCAAGCTGTTCAAGCTGGGTATGGATCCTGAGAGCTGGTTTGTGTTGCAAATAAACTGTTGCAAATTAGTCAATCCACTCAAGCTGGGCATGGATCCTGAGAGCTGGTTTGTGCTGCAAATAAACTGTTGCAAATTATTCAATCCATCCAAGCTGGGAATGGGTCCTGTGAGTTGGTTTACATTGCAAATAAACTGTTGCAAATTATTCAATCCACTCAATGCAGGAATGGATCCTGTAAGCCGGTTTGTGTGGCAAATAAACTGTTGCAAATTATTCAATCCACTCAATGCAGGAATGGATCCTGTAAGCCGGTTTGTATTGCAAAGAAATTCAGTCAAATTTGTCAAGCTACTCAATGCAGGAATGGATCCTGAGAGCCGGTTTGTGTTGCAATTAAATATACTTAAATTACTTAATCCACTCAAAGCAGGAATAGGTCCTGTGAGTTGATTTGATTCACATTTAAATTCAACCAAATTTGTCAAGCTACTCAAAACAGGAATAGATCCTGTGAATCCATTGTTATCAGCATGAAAAACAAGCAACTTGGTCAACCCACTGAGGCTGGGCAACGGTCCTGTAAGTTGATTAAATGCACAATAAAAATATACTAAATTTGTTGTTGCGCTCAAAGCAGGTATGGATCCTGTGAGTAGATTATTATTGCATAAAAAAACTTTCAAGAAACTCAATCCACTCAAAGCAGGAATAGGTCCTGTGAGTTGATTTGATTCACATTTAAATTCAACCAAATTTGTCAAGCTACTCAACTGGGGTATGGGCCCAGACAGGTTATTCCTAGAGCAAAAAAACTGTCTTAACAATGGAGAACCTGAGAGTGCAGGAATGTATCCTATGAGTTGATTTTGCGCCAAGTTTAAATACCTAAGATTTGTTTTATTACTTAAATTAAAAAATGTATCAATTTGATTATTTTTTAAATCTATTCCACTAATTAATGTACTCGCTCCATCGAATCCATAAATTTTTTGTAATGTTGTATTTGTGCATGTTAGATCAACAAGATTATTAAAATTTGATAAATCTATTGCATATAAATTAGTGCCATTAGCAATATTTATTTTTTGTATTTGCTCTGGATAAGTAATTTCTATTGTTTGGGACATGCCTTTTTCCTTAATTATAAGTTACACATTATATCATCCTAGGAGTAAAGCTATCATTTTGAACTTCTTCTTTTACTGCATTCATATCATGATAGCATTTTAACCCCCAATTTGCTAACATTAAAGCTGAATAATTATCTTTTCTGGCTTTATTAGCTGAAGTGCTTCTTTTTAAATGCTGAGGTAAATCAAAAGTTTGAGTTCCTCGACTGGTAGATGAATGCTCTACTAATGTACATTGTTTTTTAGTTTGATATATAAAATCATCTTGGTTTTCAATAAAATCTAATATAGTCCAATCTTTTTTGTCTTCTGATTTCATTAATTCAATTGGCGCACCACGATTTATAGCTTCGTTAAAGAACTCTTCATTAGCTCCAGTTTTACTTGCAAACCATATTTTCTTATAATCAATACAAGCTTGTAAATGTTCATTTGCTTTACGAATAAATGTGCTTGTAAATACTTGATTAAAAGCTATTCTTTTATCTTCTAGATTATATTTCTTTCTAGCATTCCTAATCATCATCTCGTAGTCTAAACCTTCAAGATCAGAATCGACATCAAATGTTTTAATTTCTAATTTTTGTTTTTTAAATAATTCAGACTCATTACATGAAGCTAAGAATACGTCTGCACCAGCATTATCTAAAATGATTGTAACAATATTAAAGTTACTCATAATATAAGAAAGGTAAGCTACGTGATTTTTTAAATTACCTAGACCAGCGTAAGTATGAACTAATATGCCATGCCCTTTCTCCTCATCTACTTCTAAAACGGCCATAGCAAAATAATCTGCATTAGGACTATCACTCATATTAGGATCAATACCAAGAATATATTTTTTGCCAGATTCACCCTTTAATAATGTATGAGGTTTTTCATTAAACTTTAATGTGCATTCTTCCATTTTCTTTGCGTTAAAATAACTATCACTACCATCTGTGAATCTAGCGCAATACTCTCTTAAGAAACTACTATGACTTGATCCTCCAGCTTGAGCTTCTTCAATAATTGTTTTATCAATCATTTCTTCTGGAAGAGCTTCGTAACTCAGCTGACTAACAAAGTAAGTCGCTTCGCCTCTTTCATTGTTTGTTATTTTTTCTGACCATTCGCTATAAACTTTATATAAATTTTCAAAAGTATAACTCGCAGATGAGAAAGCTAACATCTTACTTGTGTTTTCAAAAACCATTCTATCTTCTTCTTTCATTGAGCCTTCTTCGATTAATTTATCTTCTAGCTCTCTGATTTCCATACGCTCTTTAATATTTTGTGGTGCAACTAAGAATGGCATCAATACGTTTTTAATGATCTCTTCTGGAAGCAAAAGAAACTCGTCCAATACTAGAATGTTTGCACGAAAGCCTCGAATCTTTTCTCCGTTAAGAGGAATTGCTACGATGCTTCCGCCATTAATTTGCCATTCGAACTGATCATTTCTTTTTGCTTTAGCACCAAAACATTGAGCAAGTAATTCGGCTCCAGGACTTTGAACAATCTTTTCTAAGTTGTTAAAAATAAATCTTGCAGTTCTAAATGTTGGTCCAGCAATAAGAATTTTAGTATTAGGTTCAAATATGCATTGAAGAAAACAAAATACTGCTGCTGTAAAACTCTTACCGCAACCACGACCGAATACGCACATATTGAAATTACGATTAAAGAATGATTTAAGATGTATCTCTTGATATGGAGCAAGCTTAACTCCACTAATTAATTCTGTTGTAAATCCAATATTAGCTCTTAAAAATTTTGCTAATGATATTTTTGCTTCTTTATCATTAAGATAACCCTTCATTTCCATTAACTCAGCGTTAACGTCTTTAACTTCTCTTATGTATTTATCTGGACAATATATCATAACATTTTTAGATCATATGCTAATTGTAGATCTACTTTTTTATAGAAACATTTAGATGCTAATATAACTTCTATTGTTCTTTTCATCTCTTCTCTACCATCTACAAATAGAAATTGTAGATTATCATAATCTTGTATTAATGATCTTACATTATGGAATATAAATTCTGGAGTAGCTTTAATCTTTTTGCTAATATGTGGTAAATATTGGAAGCTCAAAGCATTTTGGAGTTTCTCTTCTACAACTACAACAATATACGCATTATTGATTTTAGCCTTCTCTATTTCGTTTTTAAATCTATTTAAATTGCCACTACTTAAAGTACTAATAAAGTCACTTAAGCTTTTACGTTCAATATAGCAATTGCAATTATCATTTGAGCAAGTATAGTCGCCATATGGTAATGTCTTAATCTCAAAAGGTATATTAAATTTAAGCCAGCTTTGTTCTCTGGTATCAACATATATGGTATCTTTTGTTGTTAATTTGTTTTGAAATTGGTGAGCTATATTTTTAGGATGTATATACTTATTTTCTAAACCTACTTCTGAACATAGATCATAATAATCATTAAAAATCTTATTATAAAATACAACCGATGGACTCATAATAGTTCTTAACTCTACTTGAGTTGGTGAATAGATGATTTTCTTTTCTTCTTTGCGTTTAACTAGTAATGATTTACAATATTCTTGGGCTTTTTCTGGTGATTGCTCTTTGAGCCATTTTTTCATGTTATTCTTATCATTGAAATCGCTATTAAAGTATTGCTCTTTGCTTTTAAAGTTAAGAGTTTCGCCAGTTAATAAATCTTTTTTAGGATAATATGTATGATAGTATTTTTCTTTGTTTAAACCATATCCTCTAAGCGAAAGATGCAAGCTCTTTTCGTCTTTGAATTCTTTTCCATCGACTTTACAAATAACTGGCATAACATTAACCATTTAATATTTCGTCTTTAGATATTCCTAGAATCTTGCATTTAATTTCTTCCATAGATGAGAGCCTATCGATCTCTTTTTCGATACTTTTCTTTCTCATCTCTGCCATCTTAATTAATTTAGCTCTGCTCTCTTCTTCTTTCCACATTTGTACAAGATTAATAATTGAAGCTGTTTCTTTTACTTGTTTACTTAACTTATCACTACGTTTTACTTTAAGATCGTTGTTTAATTTTTGTTGACGATTAACGCAATCGTTATATTCTTTTCTAGCAGTATTACTTGCTTCTACTAATGCCATTGGAATCTTGCCGTCTTCTTGAATTGCAATATCAATTTGATGTTGAAGAACATTAATTGTTCCTTGGATACTAGATGAGATCACTACTTCTGTGCAAAGTACAATATATTGATCTACTTCTTCTTGAGATAAATCGCCTTTGTCATAAGTATATCTTACAAAGCTACTTTCAAATAGTTCGCGATCTGGCTCATTGTCATAAATATTAATTTGATGAATAAATCTATGAGTATTCATATAGCCAATCAGTGAATTAATTTCTTTTTTGTGTTTGTGAGTAAGTTTATTTTTATCTATACCATCTAAGACATATTTATTAATCTTTGCTATCATTCTTTCTTCGCTACGTGGTGGTCTATATCCTTCTGTGGCTGCATTTTCATTTTGATCGTTATGATATTTAACATTGTTTGGTATAGTTTTCATATACTCAAGAATACTTCTTGTTTCTTGGCACAAATTAGTTAATGATTCATTTTTAAATAAAATCTTTGCTACTTCTAGTCCAGTCATTGTGTGACAATTATTTGTTACATATTCTTTTTGTTCAAGAGTTAATTCTATAAGACCTTTGGCTTCGTATTCGTGACTTTTGCGTGGTTTGATTTGTCTAGAAGCTAAAAATTGTTTTACAGCTTTGCCTTCTTTGCTTCTGCCATCAAGATCATCTCTATCAAAAGCTAACTTAACAAGTTCAGCTAAAGATGGAGGATTACTTGGCCTATCATTCCATTCTTTTAATAGTTTTAATTGTTGTTCTTCTGTTAATATTAAAATATCTTCGCTCATATAATATCTATATCTCCATTATACAAATGCTTTTTAACTTTTAATATAATAGCTTTCTTTAAATTTTTAATTTGTTTGTATCCTGCCATTCTATTCTTTTCGCTAGTTCTATAACCCATTAATTTTGCAACTTGCTCTTCGCTCTTGCCATCAACATAAAGATATTGATATATTTTCCACTCAATAGGCTTTAATACTGTTTGCATTTTATTGTGTACATTTTTTGCAGTAGCTTCTACGTTGAAATCATTCTCTTTCATATTACCGATTTCATTGGTATGATTTTCTAAACTTACTGTTAATTTAGTATCATGTGCGCTTTTCTTATTCTTTTCCCAATTTGCGTATAATGGACAAGCTGAACATTGTTTGCTATAAATTCCACAACCATCTTCGCTTTCTGCAGCAGAACATTTTAAGCAAGGTCTAGTATAATTACTATAATTGTTTCTTATTAGATTTTTAATTTGATTACTTATAATTCGATTCACCCAAGGAGCAAGAGGCTTCTTGTGATCGTAAAGATGCCATTTTTTATAGATATGAAATCTTAATATTTGAGAAACATCACTAAAATCCATCCAAGCAATAGCTGTTAAATTCCACTTATTTTTTCTTTTTAAAATTTCAGAGTTGATTCCTTCGATACAATCTTCAAATATTGGACGTTTAGCCATCTTTCTGGCCCTTGCGACGCTTTACTGGCTGAGTTACTGAACGAGATGATGGACGAATAGCTCCGCCCTCTTTCGCAAAGTCTTCCATTACTTTCTTTTTGTCTACTTTTTCAAAAGTCTTATTTTTTCTTAATTGATTATCCTCTCCTCTTGAAGAACCCATAATTGATCCTAATGTTTCTTTGCCTCTTGAGGAAACGTCTATATCAAATGTTAAATCGCTAATTTCTGGTACGTGATCTACTTCTGTCGCCTCTATTTCTTCATCCTCGTAATCTTCTGGTTCAATATTTGGTCTTTTAGCTATTGTAGGTTTTTGCATTAATACCTTTTGTACTACTTTTTCTTCTTTTTTGACTACTTGACCAGTAAAAGAAGATCCACAAGAACTGCAAAATTTAGGTTTACTTAATGAATATTCGGTTGGTCCACCACACTCAGGACAGTATATTTTTAACATATATTATTATATGCTAAATAAAGACTATATTCTAAATATTTAAATTAACTTCTTTCCCAGCAAATATAATTTGGGTTCAATCCACTAACACTAACTACTCCAGCATAATTAAGATCACTCAAGCTTCCACCATCGCCAGCTCCAGAAGCGGTAGCTGATGCTAAAACAAAATTAAATGAATTAGAAGCAGCAGAAGTTCCGTATTTTACATAAAGATTACCGCTTTGTAAATTTTGAATATAAAGTTCTTCGCGATCAGCATTTGCTTGTAGAACTGTTCCATTTGTTCCGCTTACTGTAAAATTAGATATTGGGTCTGCTGGGGTAGCATCATAAGTTAAATTTATTCTTTTTTCAGAAGCATCTGTTGTTGTGAGGTTAGACATATTAAATATGATTACACATTTTTTTAAAAATAATATCTTATTTTATTTCTTCAAACTTCTCAATAATATAGGCTAAGATATCGTTTCTCATAATATCTTCTCGTCCAAATTTAAATGTACATATGCCTTTATCTTTACTTTTCTTATCGTCAAAAAGGTTGTATATTCTATCAAATCCACTATTTCTAATATCTGATTGTCTAATATCTCCAATTAATATTAATTTACTAAATTTACCCATTCTTGTGGTAATAAGTAGTAAATCATGTATACTAAGATTTTGAGCTTCGTCGCAGATAATATAACTAGCATTGATGCTGAGTCCACGTAAAAATCCTACTGGTAATCCCTTAACTCTTTCTTGTTTGAGTAGCATTTCGACTTGTCCCTTTGGTAATAGTTCATGAAGTTTATCCATTAGCGGTTGAAGATAAGGATCAAGTTTGCTATGAAGATCGCCCTTAAGAAATCCTAGATTATGAGAAGAGCTTTCTACTGGATTACGAATATAAAATATTTCACCAATCTTTTTTTGATTTATAGCATTTAAAGCTGCATAGACTGAAAGCAAACTCTTTGCTGTTCCTGCTGGACCTTTACAGAATACCATTTTGGTACTCTTATCTTGAAGTAATTGAATAAATTTCTTTTGATTGTCTGTCCATTGTAATTCGCGAATATTCAAGAACCCTTCAATTTTATCTCTTTGAGGAACAGGGACTGACTTATCTTCTTTTTGCTTATGTTTTTTAGACATGTAACTTACAACAAATATTACACTATTTTAGTAATAATATCTATTTTATATTTGGGTCAGCAAGATCTGGATTATGTAATGGTTTAGTTCCGCGTTTATATTCTTGAAAAATATTTTTAATAACTTCTACTGGTTTTTCTACTATCTTTTCTATTATTTTTGTTTCGACTATAGGAGTTTGTTCTTCTTTTCTATTAGTTGATATGTTGTAAGCTAACAATAAACATACTGCTAGTGGATCAAATACTGCTACAATAATTAAAATAAATAACTTAACTACAGTTTCTATTTTTACATTAAATGCTTCTGCTATGAATTTGTATGTACCAATATCAGATTTGCTAATTTGTTTTCTTAGATCTATGATAGAAGTGTCAAGAGAGTTGACTTCTGATAATAAATTAACGTTAATATTATTGATTTTTTCTACATTTGATTCTAATGATGATATACTAACTTGCATTCCTTCTAGAGTTTTAGATTTTAATTCTACTGATTTTTTATCTACTACTTTTTCTTGAGTATCATTTCCAAAGAAGCCACCAGATTTAGTTACTGTTGTGGTTGTGGATTGATCTAATACTTTAGATAGATTGTTTTCTTGATTCTTCCGAGTCTCTGTTAAACTCTTAACTCTTTCGTTATTCGAAGCTATTTGATCTTTTAATGAACTCTTTTTGCCTTCTAGTAATGATACTTGAGATTCAATACTATCTATGTTACTTTTGGTTGAATAGAAAGCTTGACTTAAGAATCCAAATATACCAAGACTAGTAATGCCCATGAGAACCACAACCGCTGCTAATAAATATGATTTGATAATATTATTAATTTTTCGCCAATATCTATATAAAAAGCTAGTTGCCATTATCTTGCCAAACTCTAAACTGCTAGCCATAACTATAGCTGCATAAAAACTACCAGAGAATAATAATCCTATACCTTTAACTGAAAAGAAAGCTCCACATCCTGCTAAGAATAGAGCTGATAATCCTAATAATCTATTAAATGAGAGTAAATTCCTCACATTTAGATTACACTACTTATTTAGTCTTCTTAAATGATAAGGTAGGTATATTCTCGCCATCACATTCGTATGGTTGCATAAATGACCATGATACTCCATCGTTCCATTGTTGTTGATAGCTTAGGCTTGTAGAGAATATCTTACCTGCTGATGCTGGTGAATTTAAGACTTCTTCTATTGTTAAGTTTTTCTTTTTTAAGTCTTTAATAGGAATAACCATTTTTTTAGATTCATTTTCAAATAGTGATTTATTTTGATATGGAGGAGAAATAACTTGATAAGAAGACCATGATAGCTCGTCTTTATTTTTATTGTATTGTAGTTTTATGAGCCATTTTTGATCTTCGCATTTATATGAAACTGTTCCACTACATTTTTGTATATTAAATGCTTTTTGCGATTGTATTGTTCTAAGAAGATAAACTTCTTGACAATAAGCTGAATAGGGCAATATAAAAGCTAATAATACTATTAATTTTTTCACTATCTTATTACTATAACCTATATATACCTTATATTCAAGATAAAACTTGCTTATATATTAAAACTAGGGTAATATAAAAAGATGAGAATACTACTATTTGCCGCTATTAGTTTAATTTTAAGTAATGTATCATATGGTCAAAGTAAGTATTACTCTTATAGTAAACAAATTAAAGAACGAGAACAGGCTTTAAATAGCTTTGATTTTAGCCAATATAATCCTCTAGTAGAAAAGCAAATGAGAGAAGACTTTGATAACTTTAAAGCTGAAATGGAAAGAGCTAGATCACAAGATCCACAAGTTAAAGCTGAGATTGCAGCTCATAGAGCTTATAGAGATAAACAAAGAGCTAATCTTGAAAGATGGTCTAAGAAGATACCTCAAACAATAAAGTCAAACAGAAGAGTAATAGAGGTAGAGTAGTTTATTTGCCAACTTCGAGGTAATAAGAAACGTTGGGCGTGGGTAATTTTTGGGTTTTCTTTTTAACAATTAACTGTTGTTCTTGTTTAGCTTCTACTCTTGGCGCTATTGGAATTTTTATTTCTTGTTTTTTGTAATCTTTGTATAAGTAGGTTAAACAAGCTATTAGTAGTATGTATAGGAATGTTTTATGTTGTTTTTTCATTAAATTATATTACACAGCGCCCAAATAGAACCTATATATAATAAGACTTTATAAATAAAAATAGTCCCGTGGATTTTTTTACTTTGATATATTAATGTAGTATAAGAGTATTATAATAGATTTAAAAAAGGGGGTACCCTATAAGAGATATAATTAGTTATTTATATATAGAAGAATAGATTTATTAGTTTGGGGAGAATGATATTAGTACCCCCGCGCCAATTTTCTGAAAATGTAGAAGGCTATTTTTTCAAAAATGGGGGTATATTGTATGGCAATCTCCCTAAGTCGTTGATGTTCAATGAAATTTAAATGCAATAAAATGCCTAGAATCACTTGACGAACAGCTTAAGTGTGATAGAGTATAGGTATGAAAAGAATAAGTAAATACGAGCAACTAATCCTCAACCTTAACAAAGCAAGCCAAGAGTTAAAAGAAGCCACAAACAAGGCTATCCAAACTCTTGACTCTCACGCTGAAAAGGTGGAAGCTATCCACCAAGAGGCAATGAATAAATAACCCTTGACGAAACATAAACCAAAAGGCAATATACTACCTATGAAAAACACATTAACTATCACAACTCAACCCTTTGGTGCAACTCACGCTTTTCTCTTGGAAGGAGACAAGGCACGAATCACGCACTTCCACAACTCTATGTATAACTATTCTGCTACGAATGGAAAGCTTCACGATATGGGTAACGGCAAGTCTTTTTACTTCTACGCTCAACCCGAAGCAGTCTTGCACGCTCTTACCAAGATTGCTCTGTTTGCTCTATGTAATAAGATAGACGCAAAAGGAATGAAAGGTGGATTGCTTAACCTTGCAAAGCAGAAAGCACAAAGCAAGTTCGATACTATCAAAGAAGGACGCTTCCTACGCACTTCTGCTTCTAACGATACTTACAACCTTGGCACAATATCAGCAGAGAAACCTAGTGACTACTGCGGTGCAATCAGTAGCGGGAGAGACTAATGAATAACGAGACAAAGATCATCTACGTTAAACAACTCTTCTCGCTATCAAACAACCCCATCTATGTAATCGTAGAGGACAAAGACAATGACCGCTGAAATACTTGTTATAGCATTGACCATACTAGGTGAGGCTAGAGGCGAAGGCTTTGAGGGTATGGCTGGCGTTGCATCAGTCATACAAACACGAGCCATAGAACGCAAGCAGACGGCATCGCAAGTATGCTTATCACCAAAGCAGTTCAGCTTCTGGAATGGTGGAGTAAGTGAAGCGAAGAAGAAGAAGCTACTAGCCTCACCACAAGCAGGTAACGCTTTGCGTCTTGCTAAACTTGTAGCAGAACGAAAGATGCCCGATGTAGTGAGTGGTGCGAATCACTATCACACTATCCAAGTCTATCCCAAGTGGTCAAGGGGTCGGCCATTAGTTGCACTAATAAACAATCATAAGTTCTATCGATTGTAAGTAGCTGATAGTCAACGACTTCCGAGCGCAGGGAGGATGCTGTTGTAACTACTTGATACATAGATACTTAAGCATACTCGATCTTAGCAACAAACCTGAACGAAGGCAAAAGATCGCAACAGATCTTAGGCACAAACCTGAATGAACGCTAAAGATCCTAAGCATTGATAGCTAACGACTTACACAAGACACCTCCCTTGCGTTGTAAATCGTTGATGGTAAACGAGATTTAAATGAAGAAATATCTTGCAAAAATCCTAAAATGTGATAAATTATAGGTATGAAAAGAAAAACAAAATTGGAAATCCTCCTAGGAAATATCGACAAGGCTTCTGCCGAACTCAAAAAAGCAATTGAAGAATCACAAAAGAGACTCGATGAAAGTTTCTCGAAATATGAACACAAAGTTGAAGTTGCTCATCATAACT